GGCTGAGGAATCGCGGTACCTGGACTTCAAGAAAGATGGCGACCTCTGGATCCTTGATGAGGATTGGACGCCTGGCGACCCGACGCGAACACGCGGCGAGGACATCACGGCTGTCGGCGATATCGTCGAGCAGTGCGAGAAGTCCGGCTTGCTGGACCGGATCGGTGTTGATACCGCCGGCATCGGCGATATCCCGGACGAGATTGCGGATCGCGACATCGAGCGTGATCGCATCGTGGGGATACCTCAGGGTTGGAAGCTGGTTGGGACCATCAAGACCTGTGAACGCCGGCTGGAAAGCGGTGGGATGCAGCATGGTGGTTCGGCCTTGATGACCTGGTGCGTCGGCAACGCGAAGATCGAGCAGGCCGGTAACGCAGTCCTGATCACGAAGAAGGCCGCAGGATTCGCGAAGATCGATCCGCTCATGGCCATGCTCAATGCCGCGGCTCTCATGTCGATGAACCCGAAACCGCGCAAGGCGAAGCACCAGTTCTTCTTCGTTTGACCGAACCGGAACGAATTACCTGAAGACCCCGCCGAGTGCGGGGTTTCGCATTTTGGAGTGCACGCGATGACGATGAAACGCGGTTACGCAACGCTCGAACTCAAGGCCATCGATGACGCGAACGGCAAGCGCCTGTTCACCGGCATCGCTTCGACCATCAGCACGGACCGCATGGACGACATCGTCGTTTCGAGCGGCGCGAAGTTCAAGTTGCCGATTCCATTGCTGTGGCAACACAACAGCCGCGAGCCGATTGGATGGGTCACTGCGGTGCGTCCGACACCTGCCAAGATCGAGGTTGACTGCGAGATCCACAACGAAGTCGAACCGGGCAAGTTGAAGGACCGTCTGGATGAGGCATGGCAGAGCGTCAAGGCGATGCTCGTGCGCGGCCTGTCGATCGGCTTCGATCCAATCGAGACCTCGCGTATCGAGGGCACCTACGGCCTGAAGTACCTGTCATGGGACTGGCTCGAGCTTTCGTGCGTGACGATCCCGGCCAATGCCGACTGTTCCATCCAATCCATCAAGGCGATCGACATCGCCGCGCGGGGCGCGCCAGCCCGTGAGCGCGGCGCGGCCGTACGTCTGATTCACAACCCCGGCGCCTCGGGAAAACCGGTAGCCGTCAAGAACGGCGCCGTCCTTCTCAAATCCTGAGGACATCGAGATGACCATCAAAGAACAGCTCGCCAAATTGGAGGCCACCCGCGCCGCCAAGGCCGCCCGCATGAACGAGATCATGCAGAAGAGTGTTGACGACGGTCGCACGACGGATGCCGCCGAAGCCGAGGAAGTCGACACGATCACCGATGAGATCAAGAAGATCGACAGCGACATCGTTCGCCTGAAGAACATGGAAGCGCTCAACCTCGAAGCCGCGGTTGCAGTGCGCGGCAACAATCCCGAAGAGGCCGACCGGTCGCGCAACCTCGCGACCGTGAAGACCGTCGAGAAGTTGGCGCCAGGCATCGCCTTCGCCCGCCATGCCATGTGCGTGTTCGCGGCGAAGGGCAACATGATGGAAGCCGCTTCGTTGGCTCGCACGCATTATGGCGAGAACAGCCCCGTTGCACGCGCGCTCGCGTTCAGTGGTGGTCGTTCGATGGAGAACATCATCAAGGCTGCGATCGCTGGCGGAACCTCGACCGATGCGACGTGGGCCGCTCCGCTGATCGAATACATCAATTACGCCGGCGACTTCGTCACCTTCCTGCGCCCGAAGACCCTGCTTGGCCAATTCGGTCTTGGCAACGTGCCGGATCTGCGCCGCATCCCGTTCAACGTGCACATCAAGGGCCAGACGGCTGGCGGTACGGGCTACTGGGTGGGCGAGGGCAAGCCGATCCCGGCGACCAAGTTTGGTTACAACAGCGCCTACCACGGCTGGTTCAAGGTGGCTGGTCTCGCAGTGTTGACCGAGGACCTGATCCGGTTCAGTGATCCGAGCGCCGAAACCTATGTTCGCGATTCGCTTGCCGATTGCCTGGTCGAGCGCATGGACACGGACTTCATCAATCCGTCCTTCGCGGGCGTGGCGAATGTCTCCCCGGCATCGATCACCAATGGGATCGCGGCGATCGTCTCGACCGGCAACGATGCCGATCATGTCCGCACCGACCTGATGGCGTTGTGGGCCGCGGCGGACGCGGCGAGTCACAACTTCGACTCGCCGGTCTACCTGATGCGTGAATCGACCGCGCGCGCTCTCGGCAACATGGTCAACGCGCTCGGTCAGCCGGAGTTCCCTGGCATCGGCCCGAAGGGCGGCACGCTCGGCATGGTTCCGGTGTTGGTATCGAACTACGTCACCAGCGACAGCAACGGCCCGTTCGTGGTGTTGGTCAATGCTTCCGACATTTACCTGTCGGACGACGGCCAGGCGACGGTTGACTTCAGCACCGAAGCGTCGATCCAGATGCTGGACAACCCGACGAACGATGCTGGCGTGGGTACGGCCACGACGATGGTCAGCATGTTCCAGACCGACAGCGTGGCGCTGCGCGCACGTCGCTTCCTGAACTGGTCGCGCCGCCGCAACACGGCGGTCGCCGTGCTCGCGCACGTCCATTGGGGCACCTGAGCAGCGGCCTGATACGTCCATCGCAACACACACGGCCCTTCGGGGCCGTGTTCTTTTCGAGGTTTCCATGCCTGACCTGATCGCAACCAAACCTTTTCCATACGCCGGCAAGAACCGCAACGTCGGTGACCGTTTCGAAGCCAAGAGCCGCGACGCTCGGTTGCTCATCGCGATCCGCAAGGCGCGGCTGGCGACAGACGACGACGTGATCGAGCCGGCTGTTCCGGTCGAGATAAAGGCCAAGGCGTTGGTCGCCGAAGAGCCGTCCAATGAGGATCGCCCGAAGCGCGTCTACCGTCGCCGCGATATCGTCGTGGCCAGCGAAACCAAGTAATGCGCATCTTAGGTCTTGACATCGCGCGCCGGAAGCCTGACGCGGTCGAGAAGTCTGGTGTGCTTTCGCCCGTCAGTAACACAGGGTGGCAGCGCTTCCTTGGATGGATTCGCGAGCCGTTCGGCGGTGCGTGGCAGCAAGATCAAGGAATGCGCTGCGAGGATTCGCTGGCGAACCACGCTGTCTACAGTTGCCTGACGCTGATCGCGAACGATATTGGCAAGCTAGGCATCGACCTGGTGCAGTTGGCCGATGGCATCTGGAAGAAAACCAGCAATGCCGCTTTTTCCCCGGTGCTGCGCAAGCCGAACCGCTTTCAGAACCACATTCAATTCATTGAATACTGGATCCTCTCCAAGCTTTCGCGGGGCAACACCTATATCCTGAAAGAGCGCGACAACCGCAACGTTGTCGTCGCCCTCTACGTGCTTGATCCGCAGCGCGTGGTTCCGCTAGTCGCGCCGGACGGTTCGGTCTACTACCAGTTGAACTTTGACCCTCTCTCGGGCGTCATGGAAACGAACGTCACCGTTCCTGCCAGCGAGATCATCCACGACCGGATGAACTGCCTCTACCACCCGCTCGTCGGCATCTCGCCACTGTATGCGTGCGCACTCTCCGCGCATCAAGGCCAGGCGATCCAAAGGAACTCGGCGAACTTCTTTACGAACCGCGCAATGCCGAGCGGGATGTTGACGGCTCCTGGCGCAATCAGCGACGAGACTGCGGAGCGCCTGAGAGATGCATGGCAGAACAATTACACCGGCACGAACGCAGGAAAGATCGCAGTCGCTGGCGATGATCTGAAGTTCGAATCCTTCACGATGACATCCAGCGACGCACAACTGATCGAACAGCTCAAATGGAGCGCAGAGGTTATCTGTTCTGTGTTCCACGTTTCGCCTTTCATGATTGGCGTCGGCGCCGTTCCGTCGTACGACAACGTTGAGGCGCTGAATCAGCAGTATTACTCGCAGTGCCTCCAGGTGCACATCGAATCGCTGGAAGTCTGCCTGGACGAAGGTCTGGCGCTGTCCGCCGATCTGGGCATCGAACTGGACCTTGACGGCCTGCTGCGCATGGACAAGGCGACACAGATGAAATACCTCGGCGAGGGAACCAAGAACGGAATTCTTTCGCCCAACGAGGCGCGTTCGCGAGTCGGTCTTGGTCCTGTTCCAGGCGGCAATGTTCCATACCTGCAGCAGCAGAATTTCAGCCTCGAGGCGCTCGCGAAGCGCGACGCGCTGCCGAATCCGTTCGTGATCGACAAGCCGTTGACGAATCCGACGCCGTCGGCGAGCGGTCCGGGCGCGACTGCTGATCCGTCCCAGGCACCAAAGAAAAGTCTCGACGGATGGCGTCGCAATACCTGCAGCCACCTTGAAGAAGAACTGGGGCTCGCCGCATGAAATCTCGCGAATGGGCAAAGAACATCGGCGGAATCATCAAAGCCTATGTCGAGAAGGCGCAGCAATCGCTGATTGATCGCATCAAGGCGATCGAGGATCGCGAGCCTATCCCCGGGGAGAAAGGCGATCCGGGCGAGAAAGGTGAGCCTGGCGAAAAGGGTGATGCTGGCGAGTCGATCAAGGGCGACAAAGGTGATCCTGGCGAATCAGTCAAAGGCGATCCGGGCGAGAAAGGTGAGCCTGGC